TTAGCAGCCATCTTTTGAAGCCCTCCTAATGAATTCTTATCTGGTTGACTACAATCTCTTGCTTCGTTTAGACCAGTTACATCTCTTATCATTTGTAAGTAATATTGATAAGTATTTATAAGTGCTGAATTCTTTCCTTGACCTGATGACGAAGATAGCTCTTGTACAGGTATTTTACCTCTGTTCATTTCACCGTCTTGCGTTAAAGATCTACCAACAACACTACCGGTTTGAAAGTACATATTTAAAGCTTCAGCCGGATTGTAAGATGTTCCGTTACCAAGATCAACTTCAGCTAAACCATCCATATCTAAAAACACACCGTCTGGTACTATTCTAGACATAACTTGCTGTAGCTTTAAATGAGTTAATTGAATCATATCAGCAAAACCTGTTATACGACCAACTAAAGACTCTATTTTACCTTTATATATTTTAGGTGCGCAAATAGAATAATTCATAGCTACTTTAGTAGTATCTGCAAATGGTCTTGTCATATTTTCAGACATTTCCCACTTCAACATTTTATTGTGGCCTAAAAGCTTAACACCTGTATATAAAACTTCTATAGTTCTAAATACTTTTTTAAATGAATCGTTTTCAGGTGGATTAAAACTGTCTGATTTTTCAATTGCCTTTTCAAGCCCTTGATCTGTTTTTTTAATTTTAAAGACTTGGTTCATATAAGTCTTGTATTCAAAATACATTAAAGAAACTTTTTCGTCGTCATTGCTACTATATCCACTTGTATAGTTACGCGAACTTGACATTTTTTCTATATCTTTTAATTCTTCGTTGCTTAACGATGGAAACTCTTTTGCGACCTCTGCTAGCGTTACTTCTTTAGCTTCACCTACGTAGTATAAATCCTCAAAGTTAGGATCTTCTGTATAAGAGTAAACTATATTTGCAGGATCTACATAATCAACTTTAATTCCTTCTGACTTATTAAAATTAGTTTTAGTAGCAGCAATACCTATAACTGTTAAATCGTAGTCTAACCTGCGTTTAGTTAAAGTGTATTTATTATTATCTAAAACATTGTTTATTATTTCTTCTTGAGCTATTTCTATATTTTGCTTATAGTCAAGTTGCATGTGAAGGGCTAGTTGATTTTCATTTTCAGGAAGCATTTCTGGATTTTCAACATTGTAAGTATCCATTCCTAACTTAGACATCATCTGCTCGTTGAACTCCTTAGTTCGCATATCAGCTACAATAGCTGAAACATAATCTGTTCTTTTCTTACTAGATTCAGGATCTTGGGCGTAAGCTTTTATATCGTATGTTTTTTGAGACATACCATTTACAACAATATCTACAAACTTAGGAATAATAGGTACTGGCTTCCAATCTAAATTAAGATAAGATAAATCACCGTTTATAGATAACTCATCTTTGTATTTTTGAATGGATTGCTCCCCTCTAGCATATAATCTAAGCTGGTGGAAAGCTCCGTAATTAGAAGAAAACCTATTTTGTGATGATCTAGAACTTCCAAACCATTCGTGTTCTATAGCTCTAGCTACTTGTAAGCCGTATTCTGAACTGGCTTTTTCTTCATCGCTAACAGTTTGACTAGGAAAAGAGCTATTGTAATTAGTTTCTATCATTTATTTTATTATTTGCGAAGTAAATCCTTTATTATCATATTTTTTAAAAGGTAAACTTATAGCTTTACTTTCTCTAACAGCTACAGGCGTATACCTATTCTTATTGCAAGCCATAATTGCTAGCCCTGAACTAATGGAAGCATCGTGTTTTGTTCTATTGTTTATATTAAACTTAGCCCAGTCTTCTAATGTTCGCTGCATATACATATTGCCATACGTTTCCCCGTTGTAACCAACGTGTGTTTCTATATAAGATTCGATTGCTGCGGCGTGTGCCTGCTTTATATCCTCACTGGAGTTAGGTATTCCACCTATTTCTCTTTCGGTAACTGATAGTTTGTTCCAAACTTTATCTGGCCTGTTCATACTAAACCCTCTGTAACCTCTTCTTTTAAAATGATATAGTAATCTAGGCTTGTTATTCTCACATAGTAAAGGCATACCGTAAAATATACACGCCATTAATACGTCTTCAAAAAACATTTCAGCAGTTTGAGGCCGCGCTATATACTCTAAGAAAAAACAATTTGGAGGAGCATCTTCCATACTAAATTTAGTTAAACCGTGCAAAGCACCGTTAGATCCTCTTTTATCAACAGTACCTGATATATCGTAACTGTCACATCCAAATGCACCCATGTGATCATTACCTGGATACTTGATACCGTTTTTTACTATTATTTTATTTTGCAAATTATACTGAGGAACCCAGGACACTTTAAATCTCCCGTCTTTATTAGGGTGAAATACTACTTTAGTGTCTTTCATTCCATTCGCCCAAGCAAAACTACCTGTTGTAACTACAGCTGTATTTTTTAAATCCTCATTATAATCTACTTGCTCGTATATTTTAGTAAGATTGAAAATAGACTCCTTAGCTTCGTCTCTAAACGCATGTTTTGTAGTTCTTGGAAACTGACGATAATATTCGTTTAAACCATCTTGATCTTCTTTTAAACCGTCAACTTCATTTTGCCAATGTTCTATAACTCCTAAATCAATTAGTTCTTTATCAACCCCTATTACTGGTTGTTTTGGCGTATCGAATACAGGTAATCCATGAGAATCAATGTAGCCTTCGTAGTTCCATTCCATAGGTATGAACAAAGAATAGAGTCCTGAGCTAGTCTGTCCATTGCGGTTTCGTTTTTTAACATCTGAGTTGTTGTATAATTGTTTAAAATTATTTCCACCTTTCTCTAAAGCATTTGACGTAGAACCCATCATACACTTACCTACTATTTTGCTACCTAACCTTAAACAAGTTTTTGTAACTCTCCAGTTGTTTAATATATTATCAGGTCTTTCCCACTTACCAGATTCATCGTGAACTAATAATCTAAGCTTTTCCCCATCATAACTGTTATCACCTGTGTTTTTCCAGTCAATAGTAGTATCTAACCCAACCAACTCTTCAAGCTGTTCATTTGAATCAAGCTTTTTTCTAGTAAGTTTACTAGCAGGTATTCTGTAAGCTAATTCTGTTTTTGGCCTATCCATACCATCTTGTATAGGTTTAAAGAAAAACGGATAGTTAATAGATATAGGTACAACTTTATCTGTAAACATTTTTTTAGCATCACTACCAGACTTTGATAATATACCAAATCTAGCATCACTTGACATAGTGGCTTGATGCACTGTTTCTGATGATGACATAAAAGAAAATCCAGAACGTCTATTTTTTAAATAGCACATACCATAACTTCTTTTATCAGCTTTACAAGCTTCCCAAAATATAAAAAACAATCTGTTAGACTCTCTAAAATCAGGTTGACCTACGTCAATCTTAGTCCATTGCAAATACATATAATGAGTACCGGTTACATACGTTGGCTTACCGTTGTTGTAAAACCAATTGCCTTCATTCCTATAATTAAATTCTTGATCAATATAATCATACCACTTTTCTTTAAAATCAGAAGGGTATTGTTCCCAATCAAAAACACTTTTTATTTTACTTAATTCTTTTGGATATTCTTTAGACTCCCAAAATTGTTGATCTTTTTTATCTGAGCGTTTGTGTACATCTTTCGTTGCTTTTGGTAGAGCGATTTTAAGATCTTGGATATCATATATTTCTCCAATCTCTCCAGTTCTACTAATAACCACGATATCATACTCAGCATTATAACCATACTCCCATTTTTTATACCTATTCATCCGCTTTATAATTTGCGGTTTTATATGGTCGGTATCTATTTTATATAAAGATTGCTTATACATTATTTGGATCTTCCTTCAGCAAAGCCTTTGAAAGCTTGTTTCTTTTCTTCTTTAGGTTTATCTTCTAACCTTTCCTCTTCCTCTTCTAATCTAGCTAATATTTCAAAAGCATCGAATATAGCTAGCTTTTTAGTAGCAGCAGCATTTTTAAGTTTATCCGCTGATAAATCTTCTTCTGAATCTACAATAGCTTCTTTAGCTACTTTAATTAATTCCTCAACGGCTATGTGCCCAGCTAGGATTATACTCTTCTTCGTTTCCTTTGTATTCATATTTAATTACAATATCATTTGATTTCATACAATATAAACGCTTGTCTTCAAAAACAAACTCGAATTCAGAGTTAGGTTTAAACCCAATTAAATCACCAGGTAGTATTTTAGCGTCTTTTAAGGACTTGTTACCGTATTTTAGTATACCAATAAGTTCTTTTTCTTTTTGGTTCTTTAAAACGTCTGTTTCAACAATAGGCGACACAAAGCAGTATTCCATATTGGCATACCAAGTATCGTTTCTTTTGTACATATATATTTGATCAGAGTTTGCGAAAAACAAATCTTCTTTAAAAAATGTAGAACCATTTCTTTCAAGACCTCTAACGTCGTACCATCTTCTAAATATATTGTGATGCAGTATTACTTTATCACCTGGCTCTATATCTGTTTTAAAAGCAGAAGGTACTGAAACAACAATAGCTTCTTTGCTAACAGATCTCCAATCCTCTACTTGAGTATTAGTAATTAGATCCTTACCACCTACTTTTATTTTATTATTATACCGATCATTTAAAGGTTTAACAATAAATTGACCAAGACTATTCATTAATACTCTAAGTCATATTCAACGGATATAGCCATGTTAGAATTAAATTTCTTCCATGGCATAATCTCGTCATTCTTTTTTATGTAGATGTTATAAGAGGTATCATTTTCATCAAGGAGTATAGCTGTTATTTCGTGGCCACCGTATACGGTTTGACCTACAGAATAATGCATTGCATCGCTTTTATAATCTGACCCTATGCTTATTTTTCTAACTATCTTGCTCATCTTCCACTTCTGTATATTCTCCAGTTTGTAAATCAATATTTACTTTACCGTATTCGCTTTCCAAATCTTTCTTAGTATCTTCTAGTTCTCCGCTAATTTGAGCAAATGTATGTAGCAGCTCGTGCTTTTTAGCCTCTAGCATTCCTAGGTTAATAATAAGGTCATCTGATTTTTGTTTTTGCGCAACAATAGTTTCTAATTGTTCTTTTGTAATCTTACTCATAATTTAATTTAGTTTAATTTGATTAATTAATTGTTTCTTAAGTTATAGTTACCTGTAATACAGGAATTTTAGTTTTTTGAGTCTTTATCTTCTTTAGCTAATAAATACCATTTGTTTATTGTATATCCTATGGTAACTATTAACAATGATATTTTTAGAATGTTATCTAAACTAGTCATTGATATTCCGAGCGTGAATCCGTTAATACTGTAAATTTTTAAATCTTCTACGGTCATATGAATATTAATTTATAGCCAAAATTTCAGTAGCTGTTGTTGCTGCTAGCACAGCTTTTACCACTATACGTAAAAATGAACCTGCAGGAACCGATTTAAAAACTACAGTTGCATCACTATCGTCTCCAGCCATTCTAACGTGTACATCTCCTGCTCCACCTACATATAAAGCTGCCTCACCTCTAGGCACAAATGCTTCTGTAAAATTTGTGTCACTTTTTGTTACTGCTT